AGAATAGCCATCTACCTCATCGAACAGGACAATACGTCTAGATACTCTTCTAAAACCTCTAGCACTATTACTACCAACTAAAGATAATGTTCCTCCAGGAAAATTTTTCTGTAATAACGTATTATTTCCATCTTTTGATTTAGGGTCACTAACTAAACCATGCAAACAAGGTGTATCCCTTAACATCGGAGCTATCTCTTCCTTAGAGTAACCCTGACAATCTTCTATTGTTGGCTGACAAACCATGATAGGACAGGGATCT